GTCTGGTTGTCTGTTCCTTTGGCCTCCAGAGTGTTTAAGTATTTCGCTTCAGTTTCATACTTGGTCTTTATTAACTCGCATTGGTGCCTCACCTCCGTCAACTTTTTTTGAAGGTCGCTTTGTTGTGAACGTAAAATTAAGTCCATAAGACCAAAAACTCTAATATCAAGTATCTCTTCAACTACTTCTCTTCTATATCTTGGTTTCATCTTCATAAACGGCTCGTATGATGATGACCCTAATAACACTACTTGAATAAAAGACCTATAATTTAACTTCATTATATTTTGTTCTAGGTATTTTTGATAATCAATATTGTTGGCGTCTTGATTTAGTTTTTTACCATCACAAAAAATTTCAAATAAATTAGGTTTGATACCTCTTCTTACTTTATAGTTTTTTGTACCTACTTCAAAATCTACCTCTACTATACATTCACCATTGTTAATAGTATTGACCATTTGTTCTTTCTTAATTATTCTAAATGGTCTATTAAATAAAACAAAACATAAAGCGTCAAGTAAAGTAGATTTACCACTACCATTTGTACCAACAATCAAAGTCATTTGAGACTTATCTAAATCAATAACAATTGGCTGATTACCACTTGATAAAAAGTTTTTATAGTTTAGTCTTTTAAATAATATCATTAAGCTCTTTCAGGCATCCTTTTAAAATCTGAATCCATAGGACTTGGTTCTGCGTCTGACTTTTGACTAGGGTGTTTAAAGTATAAATTACCTGACACCGTTATTCTAGTGCCTGGCGTTCTAAAAGGTATTACTTCGTGTCTTAATAAAGCAGGAAACATCCATAGATATCCTTCCTGTGGCAAATAAGATTGTGTGTGAGCTGCCCATTGTGGAAAAGAGTGTTCGCCATAATGAAATACGGTTGCACCTGGTCCAGCACTTCTACCTGTATATTCTTTTCTTTCTTTTTCTATGTCGTGTGTTTTTAAATACATAACCCAAGATAACATTCCGCTATGTGTATGTGTTGGATTGTACTCATTTTCTTTCATATAATTAATCCATAAACTTAATAGATTAAAAGATTTAGACCAATGTGGTTCGCTGTAAGTTGTATTTAAAAATTGACAATTTCCTTCTACATAAGAATCTATGTATGGTTGAAATTCATTTACAAACCATCTTTTGTCTTCAAGACTATATCCTCTTTGGTCTGACATTAAACTTGCTAGTTCAGAATTTCCTGAACCTACTTCTTTTTTTTCTGCTCTTTTTAATAGACCATCAATTAATGGCTGATGTACTTTCATCAATGCCACATATGGTCCAAATTTTATATTACCTAATATCTCTGGTTTCATTCACTTGCCTCGCTGTATAGTTCTTTTGCAAAAGTCTTTAACTTTTGTTTATCTAGGTCTGTATTAACTTGGTCAATATAGTTACCTAAAAATGTTAATGTATCTTCTCCTTGTTCAAGTATATCGTCTCTAACGGTGACATTGATATCTGACATATCTTCAATTACATCTATGGCGTGAACATTAATAGTATTGTATATTCTATCCATAAGTCTATTGTACATATCGTTATCTGATTTAATTGATACAAATAATTTTACATAACAATTATCGTATTCATCTAAATTAAATTCATCATAGTTAGTTTCTTTATCGTTATATATTATCTTCTTGAACATTCTAATAGGATTTGGTATTCTTGTTATCTCTCTTGTTTGAGTATCAAAAATATGAAACCCTTTAGGACACATATAATCTGACCAAGTCATTTCGTATTGTGTTCCTAGATAATATATTTGTCCGTCATCTGACTTTTTGTGAAAGTGACCAGACAAAACTTTTTCAAATCTTTTAAACATTGCTTTTTCTTGGCCGTGGTCATTAAAATGTCCATTATGCATTTCAAAACCTTTTATTTCTAAATGACCCATTGCAATAGGTGATGTACTATTCTTAATTGTTTCTGCTGACCTTGTTTCATTATCATCACAAATCCAAGGTATGAACAATATATTAAGACCATCAAATTCTAATTCAGTTGCCTCTGTATATACTTTGGCATTTTTACTAATCTCTAAATTTTGTAAAGCATTTACTTCGTTTGTATTTTTGTAATATGTGTCGTGGTTACCTATTATAATATGAGTATCTATATTTAATTCGTCTAGTTTATTCCAAAACACATTTTTAAAATTATGCGCCGTATTATGGTTGATAAACTTTCTTCTATCAACAACATCACCTAAATGTATTAATGTATCTATTTTATTCTCAATAAGATAAGGAAAAAATAGCTCGTCATAAAATCTATTCTGATATTTTATAAACGCCGGGCTATCGTTTCTCACACCAAAGTGAGTATCATTTAACAACGCTATTTTCATTTACTTTTTTTTCTTTTTCTTTTTAGGTGCTAATTTAGGGTCTTCTTCTTTAGGTAAATTTGCTTTTAAAAATTCTGTAAATTGATTCTTGAATTCTCTGTCATCACCTGGTTGAAGTGTCATATCATCATAATTAGAATCAGCAATCATTTTTTGTTTAATGACCGTCTGTTTCTTTTCTTTTTGTATTCGTCTAACAAAAGCATAGTATATTATTTGTGTAAAATAAGCAAAAGGATTATTTGACTTATCGGGGTCAAAGTTATCTAGGTATTGTAAACAATTCTCAATACCATCACTTATCATATCGTCTCTGTAAGTATAGTTAATAAAGTTAGGTCTATATGATAGGTGGTTTGCTATTTTTAAAAAACAACTTCCTATGTAATCGGTAACTGGTGGTTTTGATTTCTTTTGTCTTTTGGCACGCCTACAAATTTTCTTATACTCAACCATAGCGGCTAAGAATTCTTTGTTGTTAACGTAATGTTCGGGTTTTGCTTTGCTTCTTGTCATTCTATCCTCATATTATATCAAAATTAAAAAAAAGTCAATGTTCGTTTCACACTTGACAATTGAAAAAATTGGCGTATAATGAGCGGTGTAGCGTCTTTAAGAAACAGAGTCTAGTGTATAGTTTTGTTTCCGCTATCATCTTCATCATCAACAAATTCTTCAAATATTTCTCTTATTTTTTTACTCTCATTATCTGTAAATCTTTTTTGTGCATAAACAGATTGGTCTTTGTCTGGCGATTTTAGAGTATGATAATCTTTCTCAATTAAATGATATGATTTTACCATTTCTTTACTAGCGCCAGCTATAGTCATAATTTTATCTTTAGGTATTGTAATTATGTTATCGGGTGTAAAGTTTACCCAACGAATCAAGGCAATATAATCTTTAAAACCTGTCGGTGTTATTTGAGGTACGTATTTAATTTGTAAAGGTCTTTGTAATCTTAACAAAGGTGAGTTATCTGGTAATTGTTTATCTTTTTCCGGAAGATGACAAACAATGTCCTCACCATTGATAAGCTTTATGACTTTTACATTTACTTTATCTTTTTTAATCTCTTGGTGCATTGCCTAACTCTATATTGTGAATTTCATAATCAAAGTCTTCACCGCTGTAAATATTTATCCTTTCTCTAAAGTGTTGAAGTGTATAGTTCTCGTTATCTTTGTGAGATAAATCGTCTGCAACATCATATAGAGTAGCGTGTGAATTGTTATCTTTTAGTCGTAAACCACGACCTATTGATTGTAAATTTCTTATCCTGGATTTACTAGGACTAGCAAAAATAATGTTATGCAAATTCCTAATATTAATGCCGGTACTGAAAGTCCCATAACTCGCCACGATAATGGCGTTATCAGATTTTTCCGTAAGTTCTCTAATAGTTTCTCTTCTTGTGGTGTCAACTCCGCCATAGACGAAAGAAACTTGTTTATCTTTTGCTTTATCTTTAATTGCTTCATACAAATCCTTTCCGTGTTTTTCTACATATTGAAACAAACATAGTGTATTACCTTGAAGGCCAGAGGCCAAGTTTCTAATATATCTATTTCTTTTTTCATTAGATACAATAAAATCCATTTCTTCTTGATATGTTTTATTCTTTATAAACTCACGTTCCATTTTACCGTGTTGTAAGACCAAACAGAATATTTTGAGGTCAGCTAGTTTTCCCTTCTCCTGAAGTTCCGTTGTGGTTACTACCTTATTTACAGCACCAAATAGTCCTTCTAATACTAGTTTATGAGTTTTTGTTCCGTCTAAAGTACCTGTCATACCTATTTTATATGGGCACTTAACAAGTTTTGTCAATATTTTAGTAAGCGATACTGCCTTAAATAAATGTGCCTCGTCACCAATAATCATTTCAAATTGTGAAAACCATTTTTTAGGTTGATTGTATATTGATTGCCAAGTAGATATTACAACTCTTTTATTTGTTTCTTTTCCGTGACCTTGATATATTCTATGTACATTTTTTTCAGGCGACCAGCCGTAATCTTTAAAGTCTTTAAATAATTGTTCTACTAGTGATGTTGTTGGTACAATAATTAATATCTTTTTATCTAGTCTTAATAAATTAAATCTTACTAATAGATATGTAATTAAAGATTTACCAGAGGCTGTTGGTGATAACAATAAACACCTATTCTTTTTAGTTGCATATATAAATGCCTCTTTTTGATAATCTCTAACTTCTAATGGTATTTTTAACGCTTTGATAAAGGCGTCAACTTTACTTTCTTCAACTTTAGTATCTTGTATTTTTGTGCCATCAACAACTTCTATTTCATTATCAGCACACCATTTTAATAGATAAGGATAAAGACCAACATATATTTGACCTGTTTGATATGAGAATAATCTTATCTTGCCGTCCCAAACTCTATTTCTATATTGAGGCATAAACTTAAAACCTGGCACCTCAAAGGTAAAGAATTCGCCAAGGTCTCTACGAATACTCTCGTCTGCGTCAATCTTTAAATATACGTCATCTTTCTTGTCTATAACAAGATATCTTAAATTGTTCATTAAATAGCGCCGCTAGTAAACTTACGCCACTCAATCGCATTTTTTATTGTAAAGGTTCTATTTGATATTTGCCTAATAGTTCTATCTAAAAAATCGGTTGTAGTTTGTAAGTAATCAACTTTATGTTTTGCACGTTGTATATCTTCATCTGACTCTAGATATTTGTCAACGTCTTGTTTTAAAATTTTTAAGTTAAATGGTTTTAATGCATAAACAGAGGCGTCAGCCTTACCTGTATAATACTCCCACTTTTGTCTTTTCAATGTATGCAATTCTGACTCTGCCTTACTCAACATTAACTTAAATGTTGTTAAGTGTTTCATATATTTGTTGTGTAATTGTGGTGTTTTTAAAGACTCTAAATCTAATTCAGTCTCGTTTAGTTTTAAGTCTTTATCAACCTGTTCTTGTAATTTTTCTAAATCCATAATGTATATAATGTATCATATTCAAACAAAAATGTAAAGTTTAGGATACGGTTGTTGTAGCTCTTGAAGCGCCTTTTGTAGCGAATTCGTATAGTTTATATTGAAAGGTTATTGTTGCTGATAGATAGTCAACGTCTGAAGCCTGTTGTGAAAATAGTAGACCAGATACAGAGGTTGGAAATACATCACTAAATCTTATCTCTATATTTGCATTATTTTTACTTGATAATACGCTTAAGGTTGCGTCTGATAATGCTGGTCCTAATGGCACAGCACCATACTTAACTTTACCACCGTCTGTCGTTCTGGAGTCTTTTCCTTCAGTTGGAAAGCGGTCTTTACCCGCTTCTACAAGTTTTCTAAATTGTTCTCTGTCTGCTGGAAAAGTAAGACCTTGTAACCAACCAGCAATCTCACGATAGTTTTCTAAATTTTCATCTACCATAAATGTCATTTCTAAAGGTTCATATGATAATTTTTCTCCTGGTAAAGGTATATCTCTTAATGGTGTTTGTTGTATTGCCGCTACAGATGATATGCCAGGTAAATTAACTGCTGTACAAAAATATTCAACCTTTGGCAGTTTTAATATTTGAAATTTAAACTGCGTTGGCGAAGCTAAATCTAGTTTAGTTGGTTGTCTTGATAATGCGTCTGTTGTAGTCATATGTATATTTAGGCGTTTCGGAAGGCCAAAAAAAAGGGCGACATAAAGCCGCCCTTTTCTGAAGTTTGTACTTCGTAAAGTAAAATTACATTAAGTTTGCAACTTGTACTTTTTGGTAGTATCTGTTAGAGTTAGCAGAACCAGCGTCATTTACTGCTGTAGCAGCACCTGAAATCGCACCAGTTTCA